AGAGAGGAGAAAATGCTTGAGGCAGAACAACAATATGCTAACACTAAAGATCCTAAGTATGAAAAACTTGCAAGAAGATATTATTTGGTTCAGCATTCTAAAAAGATTTCGCTAAATAGTGCATATGGTGCTATTGGTAACAAATACTTTAGATACTATGATCACAGAATGGCAGAAGCCATAACTACATCTGGTCAACTTAATATTCGTTGGATAGATCAAAAACTAAATGAATACTTTAACAAATTATATAAAACAGATAACGAAGATTATATCATTGCTTCAGATACAGATTCAGTTTATATTAACATGGCACCACTTGTAAAATTATCTGGTGCGACTGATAAAACTAAAATTGTAAAAGCATTAGATCAATTCTGTTCAAAAAAACTAGAACCATTTATTACAAAGTGTTATGACGAATTAGGTAATTATATGAATGTCTATGAAAATAAAATGGTTATGAAACGAGAGGCAATTGCTGACAAAGGTATTTGGACAGCAAAGAAAAGATATATTCTAAATGTTCATAATTCAGAAGGTGTACAATATCCAGAACCTAAACTAAAGATTATGGGTATCGAGGCAGTAAAGACATCAACACCTTTACCATGTAGAGATAAACTAAAAGAAAGTTTTAAAGTTATCATGGGTGGTGATCAAAAAGAAATGAAAGAGTTTATCGTAAACTTTCGTAGAGAGTTTGAATTATTACCACCAGAAGATATTGCTTTTCCTCGTAGTGTTAATGGTGTAAGAAAGTATGGTGACAGTACATCTATCTACAAGAAAGGCACACCAATGCATGTAAAAGGTGCGTTACTGTATAATCACCTACTTAAACTAAAAAAAATATCACATAAGTTTCAACAGTTTTATGAAGGTGACAAAGGTAAATTTGTTCATTTACGAAAGAATATATGGAATGCTAATGTAATCACTTTTATGGCAAAACTACCTAAAGAATTTGAAATGCATGGTCTCATAGATTACGAACAACAGTTTACAAAATCATTTATGGAACCATTACGATTTATACTTGACGCTATCAATTGGAAGATAGACGCTTCTGATAGTAATACAATAGAGGACTTTTTTGCATGATATATAATTTAAAAGATGTTGTAGAATCTAGCAAAAGAGAAAGATTTAATGTTATCTCTACATTTGCTGGTGGCGGTGGTTCTTCTACTGGTTATAGACTTGCTGGTGGTAAGATACTTTGTGTTAATGAGTTTGTTGAAGAAGCACAAAATACATATAAAGAAAATTATCCAGACACACCAATACTACCAGGTGATATAAAAAAATTATCTGGTAAAGATTTTACAGATATTGCTGGCACAACTGATATAGATATATTAGATGGTTCACCACCATGTAGTGCATTTAGTGTCGCAGGTAAATTATCTCATTCATCTGGTGGCAAACACTCAGACGGTTGGGGGCAAACTAAAAATTATTCTGATGGCATGATGGTAGAAAATATTGAAGATTTATTCTTTGAGTTTCTACGAGTAGCAAATGAAATAAAACCAAAAGTTATTGTTGCAGAAAATGTTGCTGGTTTAACGATTGGTGAGGCAAAAGAATATTACAACAAAATATTAAATGAGTTTGAGAAGATAGGGTATGATGTCTGTTCGCAAGTAATGAACAGTAAAAATTATGGCGTATCTCAAACTAGAACTAGAGTTATTTTTATTGGTCTACGAAATGATATTACAGAAAAGGTTGGGTTAAATTTTATGACAATACAAAATGTTTTTCCTGAACCAAATGATAAAATTATACCTTTGAAAGAAGCATTAGAAGGATTAGAATATGATTCTGAAGAAGTAAAAGAACTTACAGAAAAATTTGTGAACACAGCATACTGGAAAGATACAGGTAGTAAAATGCCTAAAGATCCAGATAAAGTTTTGACTGGTGGTGACTATCATCCAAAGGGTCATCATTTCAATCTTAAACGAGTATCACAATTTGCACCAGCACCTACATTAACAGCAATGGGTAATGGTCAAACAAATGCTGGGGCGTTTCATTGGAACGAACCACGAAAACTTACTTTGGGTGAATTGAAAAGAATAATGTCTTTACCAGATGATTTTAAGTTAACTGGTAAATGGAATCAAAGGGCAGAACGAATAGGTAGAATGGTACCACCGTTAATGATGAAAGCAATAGCGGATTCTATATATGAGAAAGTCCTTGACAAACTATAGGAGACCTGATATAATATGAAAGAACTTATGGAAAAATTAGACGAACAAAACATAACAGTAGCAGACTATGGCGTAATGTCTAAAGTCATAGAGGCTGCTTTGCAGAGAGGTGTAATCAGAGCAAATGAAGCCTCTACTGTTGGAAAACTATACGAAAAAATACAATTTCAAATGAGAAAACATAATAAGGAGAATCAAAATGCCGGACTTTCTAAAACAGATAATTAAAGAAACAGGAAACGAATATGCCAGTTTGGTAAGTGAAGGTGTTGAAGCAGGTGATGTAGATACATTTATAGACACAGGTTCTCATATTTTTAATGCGTTATTATCTGGCAGTATTCATGGTGGCATACCTTCAAACAAAATTACAGCATTGGCAGGTGAAAGTGCGACAGGTAAAACTTTCTTTGTATTAGGTATGTGTAAATCTTTTTTAGATAATAATCCTGACGCAGGTGTTATCTATTTTGAAAGTGAAAGTGCATTAACAAAACAATTAATTGAAGACAGAGGTATTGATAGTGATAGAATGGTTATCATGCCTGTGACCACAGTACAAGAATTTAGAACACAATCCTTAACAGTATTAGACAAATATATTGAACAAAATGAAGCAGACAGAAAACCATTATTACTTGTATTAGATAGTCTTGGTATGTTATCAACTACAAAAGAAGTAGAAGATACAGCAGATGGTAAAGAAACCAGAGACATGACTAGAGCACAAGTATTGAAAGCTGCATTTAGAGTATTAACTTTAAAACTAGGTCGAGCAAAAGTGCCTATGATTATAACAAATCATACTTATGATGTTGTGGGTGCATACATGCCTACAAAAGAAATGGGCGGTGGCTCTGGTTTAAAATATGCTGCCTCAACAATCATTTACTTATCAAAGAAAAAAGATAAAGAAGGCACAGAGGTTGTTGGTAATATAATACATTGTAAGACACAAAAATCCAGACTATCAAAAGAAAACATGATGGTTGATGTAAGACTGCGTTATGATACTGGTTTAGATAAATATTATGGATTACTAGACTTAGCATGTAAGTATGGTATCTTTAAACAAGTATCAACAAGAATAGAATTACCAGATGGTTCAAAACAATATGCAAAATCTATCTATTCTGATCCTGAAAAATATTTTACAGACGATATACTAAAACAAATAGACGAAGCTGCAAAGAAAGAATATAGTTATGGCAACACCGAAATATAGTTATCAAGAAAACCCTTCAAATGAATTGACAGGTTTTAAAATAGAAGATGGTAAGTATAAAGATGTTATCTATACATATGGCAGAGTTTCGCCTATTGAAGAAAGCGAAAAACTAAGACTTAAATTTGAATATAATGTACATGAGAATCCAAATAGATGTAATACGGATTCTGGTGACTTTATAAATGTCATAGGTGATATATTAGCAATCGAAGTAGAAAAGGAGAATAATGCAGACAGCAGAGAAGATAGAAAGAACAGCCCTACGGAATCTAATACATAACGAAGATTATACAAGAAAAGTTTTACCTTTTCTTAAATCAGAGTATTTTCAAGACCGTAGTGAGCGTGTAGTATTTTCTGAAATACAAAAGTTCATATCTCAATATAATAGACGACCTACAAAAGAAACTTTACAAATTGATCTAAACAAAAGAAAAGATTTAAACGAAGACGAATATAAAAAAATCGTTGAGTTAATTTCTTCATTAGATCCACAAGATGTAGATTTAGAGTGGTTAGTTAACACCACAGAAAAGTTTTGTAAAGATCGTGCCGTTCATAATGCTGTCATGGAAGGCATACATATAATAGATGGAAAAGATAAAAAACACTCTCCAGAAGCTATACCAGAGATATTACGAGACGCTTTATCTGTTAGTTTTGATAATGCTGTTGGTCATGACTATTTACTAGATATAGAAAAAAGATTTGACTATTATCATAAAAAAGAAACAAGAATACCTTTTGATCTAGACTATTTCAATAAAGTCACAAAAGGTGGTTTACCCACTAAAACCCTCAATGTTGCATTGGCAGGTACTGGTGTTGGTAAAACTTTGTTTATGTGTCATCAAGCTGCAAGTGCATTGGCACAAAACAAAAATGTGTTATACATTACCATGGAAATGGCAGAAGAAAGAATTGCTGAGAGAATAGACGCAAACTTACTTAATATTTCTATGGAAGATTTACACATGTTGAATAAAAAATTATTCAATGATAAAATCACACAATTACAATCTAAGACAACAGGCACATTAATAATTAAAGAATATCCAACTGCTAGTGCAGGTGCAAATCATTATCGTGCCTTAGTAAATGAATTGGCTTTGAAACGAACATTCAAGCCAGATATTATTTTTATTGATTATATTAATATATGTGCCTCATCAAGATTTAAGGCAGGTTCTAATGTAAACAGTTATACTTATATCAAAGCAATCGCTGAAGAATTAAGAGGTTTGGCTGTAGAATTAGATGTGCCTATTGTGACGGCAACACAAACAACCAGAGGTGGTTTTGTATCAAGTGATATAGGTTTAGAAGACACCTCTGAATCCTTTGGGCTTCCAGCAACAGCAGACTTTATGTTTGCGTTGATCTCTAGTGAAGAACTAGAAAAGGCAGGGCAAATGCTTGTCAAACAATTAAAAAACAGATATAATGATCCAACACTTAATCGTAAGTTTATTATTGGTGTTGATCGTGCAAGAATGAAACTATTTGATATTGAACAACAAGCACAAAACTTAATACAACCAGAGGAGACAAAATATGTCGAACATAACCTTAAAGAAACGCAAGAAGAAAGCGCCGAAGAAAAGTACAAAAAGTTCCAAGACTTCCAGTTCTAATCTAGAGTATTCTGTAAAGACTAGAAAAAGAGGCAAAGGATATTCTTTTCAAGTAATCGAAAATAAAACAAGTATAGTGCAAACATTTAAGTTTCGTGAAGAAGCTAAGAAATTTGCAGATTTTCACAATAAAAATCAAGTTTGGAAAGTAAATGGGGGTATTCCTAAGTTTCTCCTTGACTAAATAGTTACTTTAGTATATACATGGGAGTAATGATGTTAAAGTTTAAAGAATACTTACGGGAACTAACTATATCGCCAGACTATCAACAAAAGGGGCAGTTTAATCCTTTTTATACTGTCACGCCTGAAATAGAAAAATCTGTTAAAAAAGAAGTCAAACCTAAAAAAGAATTAAAGTTTAAAAGTGTAGATAAAACCAAAGGCACCTCTCTTGGTGATAAAGGTAAATTTCCATTTCAAGTATTCGATGGTGATAAACAATTACCATATTCAATAAGTCTCAGAATGAAAGATGTCATGGGTCACTATGGCATGAAAACCCGAAAAGATTCCACAGCGTCAGCAAATGTAAATGAATTTATGTCTTTGTATTTTGCAAAGTACCCTAAGTTTACTGATGTTGCAACATTTTTAAATGATATAGGTGGCAAGACTGGTGGCACAGGTATTCATATGGTTGTCAAAGGAAAAGAAGAGGAAATTACTTTTGACTTTCTAAGACAAATGATTGATAAAGATGAGACGCCTGAAAAAGATATCAATATAGGATATCAAATGGCAAAAGCCGTTAGAAAAGATTTACCTAAAAAACCAATCAAATACTTCTGGACTGCTCGTGGAAAACCTGGTGGTATTCATAAAAATAATCCTAGTGATATTATTTTACAAATAGGCAGAACAGATTACATTGGTTATTCTAATAAAGCAACAGTAGGTAAAGATGTCACACCTAAATTCAATACAGCGATTCACAGTTTTTATAAAAAATTAAATGATGGTAGACAATATAAAAATGTAGTTGATTTAATGGACAAAGCATGGAATGATACAGCAAAAACTGTAAAAGGAAAAAATGCAAAGAAGGCTTTAAGTAAGTTTAATATTTCAAGAGAGAAACCTAGTGAGAGTATTAGTAAAAGAGCATTTGCAACATTGGCAAAAGAGTTTGCAAAAGATAAATTAAATTTTTATAAAGATGATTTTTACTATGGTTATAGAAATAGTCTAATTGATAATTTTGGTTCATATTTAAAGAAACCAAAAAACTTAATGTATTTTTTAAACACAATAGGAATATACATGTATCCTGATAGTGCTGATACTACACCGTGTCCGTATAAACTTTTAGTTGGTACAGAATCAAGTGCAACAATAAAAGATGTTGCGAGTAATGAAGAATACAAAGAATTTTTATTAAACAAAGATGTGAAAAATTATGGTGGGGTAAAATACATCTATGATGGTAAATCTCAACAATTTACTTTATCGTTTAAATATAAACTTTTAGGTATAGATGTGTCGATACCAATAACATCAAGGACAAGAGCTGCAGGTGGTTGGGCAGGTAAATCACTATACATTAACACACCAGGAATAAAAGTAAAATAATGGACTTACTAAACGAAGACAAGAATACACATTTAGAACATCTTGAAGATGACATAATCAATAATGGTTATGAAGGTGGTCAAAATGCGATAAACTTTTTAATTAGTTTGAATGAAATGTTAGCAGGACATAGTACAAGTAAACTAAATGTCACAACAAAATGGGATGGTGCTCCTGCGATAGTTTGTGGACCAAGTCCTGAAAACGGTAAATTCTTTGTAGGTACAAAGTCAGTATTTAATAAAACACCAAAAGTTAATTATACAATACAAGATATACGAAACAATCACGATGGTCCTGTTGCGAATATTTTAAGT